TAGTTGTTCCCGTGGTGATCCTACCGAATCAAGACTCCCAACGTCACCCGATAGGTCGTACCCGTGAACGTATAACTCCTGGCCCAGTCCCGATTTCTTAGCCATTCATCCCCCTACGGCGTGATGCTCACATCCTCATAAATCATAATCTCGAACGGGACGCTGACCGCCCGGTATAACGCATTCCCCACCGGCTCGGTCGAGAACGTCGCAGAACCGACGTTTGAGTCGGTGCAATTGTCGGCCAGGTTCGCGTCACTCCGGAGGACGGTGTCAATCTGGAATGCCGCGTCCCATAGATCAGCCTCTACACTCTCCCGGACATTCGTTGATTCTACCAGCCGGAAATATCCCCGGATTAAAACCGTTGTAATCGAGCCGATATTATTCAACGTCCGCCAGTCGTTGGACCGCGATTGCATCCAGTAAGCAAGGACCGGTGTTCCCGATATCGCCAACGGCTCCGCCCTGATAACGGCGGTAAATGCCGGGTCGGTTATCCCTGACAGTAGTGCATCTATTCGGTCCAATGATCCCGACCTGGTCATTTTAAAATCCTCGCGATCTGTAGCCCGATGTATTTATCCCACAGTCCCGGCGTGTCTCTCATGTGCCGCGCCGCTTTCTCGAACATCTTATACCCTTTGAAACGGCTCCGCTTGTTCCTCGAACCGACCCCCTCAATCCATGCCGCGTAAACCAGGTCTTTCCCCAGTAATGTTTCCCCCGCGTCTACACGAACTACATTATCTTTTATGTCAGTTGCCCCCACCGATCTCTTGAGTGTTCCATCCATTTTCCCGTGTCTCTGGGAGGCGCTCGATTGGTTGTACTCGTGGCGCGGCGGTCCCCATAACTGATCGCGAACCTTGTTCGCCCCCTCAATAATCGCTAACTCCATCAAGCCCGTATTGATAACGTCCTGGACTTCCTGTACCAGTCCCGGCTCGAACAATGGCCCTTTAGCACTGAATCCAACTGTCATAAAGTCCTTCATTAAAAGATTACCCCGTTGGATGTTCCCGTCACCCGGTAATCCTTGAGCGTGTGAAGCACTGAGTCGATTTCCGCCTGGTTCGTGGTTATAGCAGCCTCTCCGCCCCCGATGGTCCCACCGGCCCCCATATCGCGGTTTCTGAATGTTAGCTTGGCGATGTCTAAACACGCCTGGACTACTAACACCGGATAGTCAAACTTGGAAGCCGTAGCCCCTCCGGAGTGGGTCGCTGCAGTCGTACCATTGACGCCCCTCTCGACCGTTAACGTATTGCCGCTGATCGAGGTAATATACATTTGCTCGGTATCAATCAGGATGGCCTGGGCCGGTCCGAAGTCGGACGCGCTCGTCACTGATACCGAGGTCGCAGTTGTTGAACCTACCGCGTCCGCGGTGGTGATACTCAACGTGTCAGCCGTATACCCCCAGGATCCAAGGATAGCGAGGGTTTGTTGACCTGCGTCCAATGTGTTGGAACTGTCTTCGTTTAGTTTGAATATGGTTTTGGGCGTTTCGTTGTAGGGCATAAGGAAAAAATCATTCGCGTATCCCTCGGTTAATACCGTACTTGCCCCCCGGTCGGTGTCGTCGTATGCCGTGACGGTGGTCGTTGATGTCAGCCAACCGTCAAGGGGAACAACCGGGGCCAAACCCGACGCCGTCCCGATAACGTCAACGCTGTTTAACGTGTAATACTGGGGCGAATTTATAAGAGATCCCCGCCCGATGTCGTAGTACCGGGTTTCTGTTACAGGGCCGTAAGCCCCGCCGTCGGTGTAGTTGTCGATCAACCGTGATGACGCCTCTAGAATCCGCCGTATGGCCGCGGAGTCGGCATCCCAGCCGCTGGAATAACTTGTACCCGCCAGGTAATCCCGGAGATCGTCGCCGGTCGCGTATGTGTGCCGTGTTGCCACTATTTATTTTCCTCGGTCGCCGCGGTCTTATCTTCCTCGACGTCCTCGTCTTTCGACCCTTCCAGCCTCTCGAAACAGTCCGGGTATGATTTTAATAGGGCTTCCTTGATGTTGTACTCGTTCCCCGGCGCGTAATGCTCACCGGTAGCGCCGAACGTGATACCCCTGAAACATTTTACTTTTGGCATTACTTGCCTCCTGTTAGCGGCGCGGGGCCGAAACCCCGCGCCCGTTATTTACCCGCTGGTTATGCGGCCCTTGAGATTTTGAAAGCATCGGATAGCCCGACCTGTCCATCACCTCGCCGAGTAGCGAAGAAACCCACCTGGTCGTTCCCCATGTATAAACTATCGTTTCGGCGAATCGTGAAACCGACCCGGTCGAAAATGTAATACTGGCGCAGATCTCCAAAGATCGCGCATTTCTCCGTACTTGTGATACTAGTACCGAGTCCGCTGACTACATCCGTAACGACGTTCGGCCTACCGAGTATAAAGTCGGCGGGCGCGGCTGTCAGACTCGGAATACTATGGACTCCCGCAGCGGTGATCGCTATCGAGTTAACAAGGGAGGCGATCTGGGACCGCATCAGCCATGTACCGTTGGCCCGGAATTGAGAGCCGAGGTCAAAATAGGTTCCTATCAAGTCGGCCCCGACAATAGATGTAGCATTTGCCATTGTGTAAAATGCGACATCCCCATCGGACATAATCCCGGCATATTGCGTCGTGCCGTTTCCGCTAATAATCCCCACGTCCTCGAACTGTCCCTGGGCCTCCTGGAATATCTGGGAGAGGAATGCAGGGAGGTTAATCGCCGAGTCGTCGAGTAATTCACGGCTAACCTTGATCAGTCCGCCGGACTTCTCAATCGCGAAATTAACCTGTCCCACCACCGGCGTTGACTCGGTCGGCGCGGCCTCTTCCGCTATTGCCGCCCAGGTCGCCGATGCCAGTGTAGGGAGATAGCCGTCTTTACTGGCAACCCTGATGACGGTGCAATAAGGCCGGAGTAACGAACCGGGCGCTCCCGTGTCGTGGACTACCTGGCCGACAAATTCTTCCGGAACAAAAAATCCGCCCTCCGCGTCGGTATCCTCTTGCATGGCTTTAGCTTCGTCCGGTGTCGCCGTTTTCCAGAACACATCCTCCGAAGGCGACCTAAACCATTTGACAAACGTGTCCCGCTGGAAACGGGCCTCATCTCTCAAGTTGGACCCCATTTGATCCTGGACCCACATGGGCTGAGCCGACACCGGCAACTCTTTAATATAGGCCATCGGCTTATAATCGCTCTTTATATTAGCCGTTTTGTCATTCCCGTTGTATGTGGCGACGTCACTGGACACCACCGGGATAGTGTTGGTCGGTGTGCTAAGTTCGCCCTTCAACGCTTTGATCTGGGCCTCGGCCTGTTCTAATGCGTCGGCCTGTCTTGATTTGGATTCCGCCTCCTCGATCATTCGTATAGCGGCTTCGCCTTCGCCCTTGCCGAGTTCGGTTTCCGCCTGGATAAGTAAAACGTTAGCCTCATTTCTGATTTCTTTGGTACTCAAAATATCGCTCCCTATGCTATCAATTTTTCTTTTAATCTCAATCGAGTCCTCAGTAGGGCAATCCGGGTTAGCGCGTCCGCGGCGGATTGTTCACCCGTGGCGGCGGCGGTTTCCTCGGTATCGTCCGGGCTGGATTCACTCGTTTCGGTTATCTCGATTGTCTCGGTAGTGATGTCTTCGACTTCCTCGATTTCGTCCGGGTTATCACTCTTGGCCGCTATCGTCATTGTCGCCGGGGACGCTCCCCGGATCACTGATGACACCTCGACCCAGTCCAAATTTTTTATGCGTCTAATTGTTTCCTTGCCGAGTTTCTCATAATCAACGGCGTCGGGGCCGGGAATGTTGAACCCGACCGACCACTCCCGGACAAAATCCCCCGCGATATTAGAGAACGCCTCGCGGCCGATCTGCGTATCCATGTTCATCTGGATACGGGCGAGTAGCCGGTGTTCCGGGGCTTCCAGTTCTTCGGCCCTGGCAAAAACTACTTTCCCGACGATCTGTTTTTGATCGTGGCCTGATAGGACCGGTATCGGGAGGTTTGCCTTGATCGAGGCGTTAAAAGCCTCCGGGTCGATTATGTCCCCGTCGTGGTCCCGGACGCCCATAGTATTAACGTATGCTTCCACCTGGCCCTCGGTTTCAAATATCTTGGCGTCACTGATGGTATATTTTACGATCTCGGTCATACCGTTTCCTCCGGGTTAAAATCTCGCGGCATGGGTTGCCAGTTCAACGTCCCGTTTGGATGGTCGTCTATGTTGGCGGCGTCCTCGACGCTGTAGATCTGGTTATGCCTCTCGGCACATGTGAACCCGTAGGGATCCCCAGGGTCTATATAAGTGTCATCTTCGTCGCCGTCCACGTCGTCGGCCC